CCGCTGGTAAGCTCCTGATCCATGAATCTTGCACTCACCTGCTGGAAGAGATCCCCGGCTATGCATGGGACTCAAAGAAGCAGGACAAAGGGCTGGATGCACCGATCAAGGTAGATGACCACTGCTGCGATGCCTTGCGCTATGCCTGTATGAGAGCAGTATCCAGGAGATTCTAATGGATATTATAATTTACACCACCCCAACCTGCCCGCGATGCCATGAGCTTAAAGCAGCCATGGAAGCCAGGGGCCATGAGGTAGATGAGCAGGAGCTGGGCGATCCGGCCAATATGACCACCCTTCGGGTCAATGGCGTCTTTGTGGTAGCTGCTCCGGTCCTGCAGATCGGTGAGGAGTTCTATACTGTTGCCGATCTGTGGGAGGATGGCAAGCTCAGGGACCTGGGAGAGATAGGGTTATGATGGCACCGAAAAGCGTTTTAATCTGCATCTTTTGTGGCCGGGACATCTCCAGGGACAAACAGCGGCCTGTCCCTGTGGATAAAATAGAGTTCCGGCCCTATATAGGGGATGAGCAGCCAGCTATTGATGTTATCACTTTTTCGCATAGCTGCCAGGGATGCTATGCCAAAATTCTTGAAAACCGTGCTAAAGCCATTAAAGAACTAGGAAAAATTAAGGAAGATTAATCAAGCTTGAAATTCCTTTTAGCGAAATACTCATTAAGAGCATCTTCGACTATTTCGCTTTGGGCCTTCGCGCTATTCTTGGTTTTGACTGCATACATTCTTAATTTTCTCATTGCATCATCTGATAAAGTGAGAGTAGTTCGCGCCATAAGCCTAACTTAGCATCTGAGTTTAAATACCTATCTATCTAATAACATCATTAGATCAATATGCTTATATATCAGTAGGTAGTAGGGTATTGTATGGAACTGAAATTAGACGCGATGGAAAAGGTATTCGATGTTGAGATAGAAGGAACTCGCCCGATGCTGATGCACAGCACTGCCGGGATGCTTAAACCTCGCGATTCAAGAGGCGCGAAGCCAACGCCGGAGCAGGCTGCCCAGGACGCGCTGTACAAGGATAAGGACGGCAATGTGGTCTTGCCTGCCTTGAACATACTGGCCACCATGAAGGCGGCAGCATCAGATTTCAAGGTGGGCGGCAAAGGCAAAAAGACATTCAAGCAATACATCGATTCAGGTATTGATGTCTTGCCAGAATTGCCACCACTGACATATGAATCCTGGGAGATAGACGCGAGGCCGGTTGTTATCCAGCGGGCGAGAATCATCAGAGCGCGGCCTAAGTTCGATTCCTGGAGCCTGAAGTTCCAGATCAAAGTCATAGATCCGCTTCTCCTGGATGCTAACCACGGCGGCTCAATCCTCCGCGAGATCCTGGAGGCAGCAGGCAGACACAAGGGCCTGGGCGATTTCCGTCCTAGATTCGGTCAATTTCGAGTACTGAAATTCGAGCCCGCTCCTGAATAGGAGCGGCTTATAATCCGGCTGGGTTCGGCAGGGCGGTGTAAGGTGTTGCACGGCGAGGTTTGGTAGGGTCGGGCACGGTCTGGCAGGGCATGATTATCCTGCTCCTGCAAAGGAGCGGCATATTATCGCGGTGAGGTCCGGTATTGCCCGGTATGGAATGGCTAGGTGGGACAGGGTATGGTAGTGTGGGGTATGTCGCGGTAGGGCGAGGTATGTCGTGGTAAGGCGAGGTTTGGAATTCATTGAGGTATTCCATGCAGTATGATAGAACGAGCTTAGAGCAGATTGTTGTCGATGAACTCAAATTAAGACAAATAGAATTCCTGGAGCAGCACCCGACACGGAGCGGCTTCGTGCTTGACTTTGTGGTTGCTCCTAATATTGTCATCGAAGCAGATGGTCCCTGTCATGATGGCAGCAAAAACCGAAGGCGTGACCGATTCCGAGACAGGATCTTAAAGAACGAAGGCTGGAAAGTCTTCAGAATTGATTATCATCTCATAAGTGATTCTCTCCGGCTCAAGCAAAGGCTGGATGAGATCTTAAGCTAGATTGTGGCCCGGTTTGGCATGGTATGACGGGGCGAGGTTGGGCCGGGTTAGGCCGGGTCGGGTAAGGCATGGTAGGGTTATCCTGCTCTGAATAAGAGCGGATTCTAATTTCGGTCGGGCAAGGTCGGGCTAGGCATAGCTAGGCAAGACAAGGTCGGGCCATGCGAGGCGTGGTTTGGTAAGGCGAGGTATGGCCTAACCCTAATCATTTTTTAGTTGGTGATTTACATTCTCTATGATTTGTCATTCATCGCTCGCGGGCAGCCTTGGCCACCGGAGGACAGAGATGAGTCCGCGCGGCTGGCGGAGCACGCCGTCAATAGGCAGATTTACAATAACCAGCACCAAGTTTTTTCAAAGTTCGCCAAATACATCCAGGACCAGGCAGACGACGATAAAAAGACCATCATTATCCTGGGATGGGGCGAGAAAGCAACTACAAATTATATTAATCTCTGTATAGGCGAGGACCCAGATGTGGAGGTCCGAGGCCATGACTTGGATGATGACCGCCCGGATGAGGAGGTCCTGATAGACGTGTCCAGGTATGGCCATGGGCTCTATGAGGTCACAGAGGACGGCATACTGGCCCAGAATCCTGAGCGCTGCTATATGGTGGTGACGCCGGGCAGGGTCAGGCAAGTCCAGTATTATGTTTTCTTTGATGAGTTCACGGCAGGCAAAGACAAATTTATCAAGTTCACCATACACGGCCACGGCTTTATCCAGCATCTGGTCTATGGGCTGGATGGGGGGAAGCTGGGAGAAAGACAGGACCTGGCCCAGTTTCCAGCTTATGCTGCCCTCAAATTTGAGACTGAGGAGGCCAGGATAGGAGGTCAGCAGGCCACCGGAGTGGATGACATCTTGGTGGTCCGGGTCAATAATGCCATTTCTTCAGATAGGTGGTATGGCAGATCAGATTATACTCCCTCCGTTGTTTCCCTGATCGAAGGCTTGAACCTGGCCTTTTCCCGGAGGGAGGAGGTCCTGGCAAAGTTCACCAGGCCAGGGCTCCAGGCTCCGGAGAGCGCGTTCAATCACTATAACTTCTCTAAGGGGACCTGGGAGATCCATCTGGATGAGCCTATCCGGCTAGATCCTGGAGGCATGGAGGCCAAATATCTGACCTGGGACGCCCAAATGGAGGCAGTGGAGAAAGCCATCCAGGATAAGATGGACCAGCTCCTTAAAATGCTGGATCTGGTCAAGGATGAGGAGCTGGGCAAAGCGGAGAGCGGCACGGCGCTGGCGTTCCGGCTCATTCCCACCCAGTCCAGGGTTAAGCGCTTTGCCACAGGCTTGAAAAGGGCCATCCCGAAGGTGGAGAGCCTCAGGTCTATGCTGCCGGGTTATGCGGGCCCGGTCATAGCACCGGAGGACGTATCTGTCACCTTCCAGAGCAGCCTGCCCAGGGACCCCCTCCAGACTGCCCAGTGGGCCACCATGGCCCTGACCGCTGGGGGCATGAGCAAAAAGACGTACATTGCCCTTACTCAGGGCCTGGAGATGTCCGATGATCCAGATAGCGCTCTTATGCAGGAGCTGGCCCGGATCCAGGAGGATGAGGATGCCAGCAGGCTGGCGGCTCCGGCAGAGCCTGCCATAAGCCTGCCTCCTGCAGCAGAGTCAGAACCAGAACCAGAGCCCACATAATTTTAAGGTTGCATTTAGATGCCAGATCCCTCTCCTCTTAGCGATGCCCAGGCACAGCGCCTGATTAAGCTCTACACGGAGGCGGAGGCGGAGATCCTGCAGGAGATTAACAGGCTCCTGCTGGGCGCTCCTAAGGATTACAGCCTGGCCTGGCAGCGGGCCACACTCCAGAGAGTCCAGCAGATCAAAGCCGATCTGCTGAATGGCTCCCGGACCTGGTGCAAGGATGCCATCCCCAAAAGCTACATGCAGGGAGCAGCCTGGGCGGATAAGGATCCATTGGTAGGCAAAGAAGTAAGGGCTGGGTTCGGGGCAATTCATCAGCAGGCCGTGGAGGTCCTGGCCGATAATGCCTATTCCCGGCTTGAGAACGTGGTGCACGTTGTAGGCCGGAATGTAGATGACATCTATCGAAAAGTTGCCCTGGAGGCGGTCAAAGGCTCAGTCATAGGCAGCAAGACCACCAGGCAGGCGGCCAAGCAGATCCGGGAGGAGCTGGCAGAGCGGGGCATAACCGGTTTTGTAGACAAGGCGGGCCATGAATGGAACATGCGGCGCTATGCCAAAGTTCTCGCCCAGGAGACCACCAACCAGAGCTTCAGGCAAGGCACCATAAACCGGCTCCAGGAGCATGGCCACGATCTGGTCAGGATCTCCACGCACGCGGGAAGCTGCCCGTTATGCACTCCTCACCAGGGCCGGACGTTCTCCCTAACTGGAGAAGATAAGGAATATCCACCCCTGAGCAGCGCCAGGGGCCTCTTTCATGTAGGCTGCCTTCATGTTGTCAGCCTAGCACCTGAAGAAAAGGACAGATTCCTGGGCCGGCTCCAGGGCAAAGAGGGCGAGGCCGCCAGAGACGCGGAAATCAAGAGGCTGGCGGACAAATGGAACAGCCGCAACAAATCATAATCCTAATCATCATTTCATTTTAAAGCTGACTCCGGGCTCTACCGGAGGGGGTACTTTTCTATGGAAGCAAATAACCAACAGCATCAGACACCGCCAGCCGAAGGTAACGGCGGGGATAATCAACCACCACAGACACCGCCAGCGGGCGGGGGTAATCAGCCACCACAGCAGCCGCCAAACCAGCAGACTCCTGGAGAGGAGCCGGCATGGTTCAAACGGCGCTGGGCTGAAAAAATGGGGGATATGGAAAAGGAGCTGGGGCTCCAGCCCGGCGGCCTCAAAGAGTTCATCGCCAACCAAAAGAAGAATCAGCAGAGGCAAACCGCAAACCAGGGCGAGGTCCTGGGTGGGGCAGATTTGAGGCTGGCCAAAATGGAGGCCCTACTGGCTGCAGGGGTCCCAGGGAAACAGGTCCCTGTCATTTTGCAATACTTCAATATCCCTGGCAAGACCAGGGAGGCAATAGAGGCAGACATTCAGAACCTCATAAGCGGGGGGCTCCTGAAGATAGAGGAAGCTGGCACCGGACAGCAACAGCAAGCCGGGGGAAATCAACAGCAGAGTCAACAGACTGGGCAGCAGCAGAACCAGAACCAAGGCGCTGCTCAGGGGGCGGGACAGAATGGGCTCCCAGGCAACACTGGGCCCAAAATCTGGACTAAATCCGAGGTCCTGAGCCTGCAAAAGAATAACCCGGCGGAGTATGAAAAACACCGCATGGAAATTCTTGAGCAGATGAGTAAGGGCCTGGTCAAATAAGTGAGGTCATTTTTATGGCACTTGACAATTTTATACCTGAAATTTGGGCCGGGGATGTTCTCCGGGCCTTGCAAAAGGCTACCGTATTTGGTAGCCTGGTGAATCGAAACTGGGAAGGCGAAATCGCCAACGGCGGTGATACGGTCAGATTAACTCATATCGGATCTGTCACCATTGGCAACTATGCCAAGAACACCGACATGGCGGACCCCGAGACACTGGTGGACTCCCAGCAGGTCATGCAGATTACAGAGTCCAAGTATTTCAACTTCCAGATAGATAAGATCGACCTGAGGCAGGGCAATCCTAAGGTCCTGGCCGCCGCCATGGATGAGGCCAGTTATGGCCTCCGGGATGAGATGGACCAGTTTATTGCTGGCCAGTACACCGGGGCGGCTGCCGCGAACCTGGTAGGCACCACAGCATCGCCAAAGCTGCCCAACAACACGGCAGGCGATGCCCAGAATGTCTATAAGCTCATCACCGACTGCAGAAAGGCATTGACAAAGCAGAACGTACCGACAGAGGGCAGATGGATAGTTGTTAATCCGGACTTCTATGGCATCCTCCTGAATGAATCCAAGTTTGTGGAGGCTGACAAGGCAGGCACCTCCCAGGGGCTCCGAGCTGGCCAGGTGGGCAACATTGCCGGGTTCACCGTCTATGAGTCCAACAACCTGGAGTTCATAGAGGACGGCGATGGTAGCCATGATGTCTATAAGGCCATGTTTGGCACCAACCAGGCTATTACCTTTGCCGATCAGATCAACAACGTAGAGCAGTATTCCCCTGAGAAGCGCTTTGCCGCTGCCGTCAAGGGCCTGCATCTCTATGGCGCAAAGGTGGTCCGCCCTCAGTGCCTGGGAGTCCTGAGCTATTACACTACTTAAAGAGGTGAATGATATGATAAAGAAGATCCTTTCTATCCTTTTTGTTCTGCTTATCCTGGCCATGCCCGGCCTGGGTGCAAGGACTCTGATAGCTACCAGCAATCAGACTTATGCTGATCCCAACAACGTGGCCACCTGGACCACATTTGACTCCAGCAATGATATGTATGTATGGGCCAATGATGAGAGCCAGCAGTATTTCATAGTCAATACTTCCACTACTGCCTCCGCATATGATACTCTCTTTGTGCTCAATAACTCGGACTTCGGGTTACAGGGGGCGCTGGGAGATTTGTCTTACAGTCTTGATACCAATAAGACGTATATCTTGGGGCCATTTGAAACTTCCAGGTTCAAGCAGTCCAATGAAAAGATCTACATAGATCTCAATTCCACCAGGGGCAAAGTGATCTGTATAGGTACCATGTAGGTGGCGATTGCATGAAGATGGTAAACTACAAGAATGCAGTCACTGGCCTGGCAGAGAACTTTGAGGTAGGATCAAGGGGGGACATGAAGCGGCGGGCGGACCCTAAGCGCTACATCTGCCTGAATCCTGAGGTCCTGCCCGGTCCTAAGCCTGCTGCTGAGAAGGTGGCAGAGATCAAACCACCCGATACCAAGCCCAAAGATGACAAGAACGCAGAGATGGGAACCAAAAAGCCGGAGAAATCCGGCTAAACTTTCCCAGTCGTCTGACCAGACATGGACAACATGATTTTATTTTTTTATA